ATCATTGCCAGCCAAATTAAGTTCCTTGGCAACCTGACGGTGCAGACCTCGACCATGACGATTGGTCAGCCCATCATCGACAAGCCTGCCCGCTGGCACAAGACAGTATCCATGAACGTGACCGTAGCGGGCCAGAAACAGCCTGTATTGCTTCGCAAGTACGAGTACCTGCGTGAGTATGCCCCAGACCCCACCGTGACTGGTGCGCCCGTTTATTACGGCGATTACGACTACACCCACTGGATAGTCGCTCCATCTCCTGCGCTGGCGTATGAGTTTGAGGTTCTGTACTACGAGCGGCTCCAGCCGCTTGATTCTTCCAACCAAACGAATTGGTTCACCATCTACGCTCCACAGGCTTTGCTGTATGGGTCTTTGTTGCAGGCCATGCCGTACATCAAGAACGATGAGCGTATGCCTATGTGGCAACAGAATTACGACCTCATCATCCAGACCCTGAAGTCTGAGGATGTACAGCGTATTGGTGACCGTCAAGCAACTGTATTGGATACCTGACCATGAGTTACAACTCCCCCTTCACAGGCAACGTCGTTCAACCGACGGACGTCTCGTATCGCCGCATCATCCTGACGGCTGACTTGCAGTTGGAATGGCCCATCAACGGCACAACGACCGATGACGCCGCCGCACGCATCATGGAGGTGTCTACCGCTTCTAGCGCAAACGAATTGTGGATGCCTCCCGCCAACCAAGCATCGGTTGGTCAAGACGCCTTGATTCGCAACGTCGGCGCTGTGCCTGTCACGGTCAAAGACTACACAGGCGCAAACACCATCGTCACGATTGCCGCAGGTGAAGCCCAGTACATCTACATCGTCACGAACACAACCACCGCAGGCACTTGGGGCATCATCGCTTTTGGTATTGGCTCCTCTGGTGCTGACGCCGCGACCCTTGCTGGCTACGGCCTGATTGCCATCGGTCAGACGTTGAACCAGTCCCAGCCTGTCACGAACTTCTCTTCCGACTACACCGCTCAGTTCTCTGACCTCTCCAACGCTTATGTGTGGACAGGTGGCGCAGGCACTCTGACGCTGAGTTCTGCGACGACCTTGGGCAACTCTTGGTTCATGCTGGTGCGCAACGCTGGCACAGGCTCGTTGACCGTCACAGGTACTGGCGGACAACTCATCAACGGCTCGGCCTCCATCATTTTCCAGCCAACTGACTCAGCCATCATTGTTTGCTCTGGCACGACTTTCTACACCGTCGGCTTTGGCAAGAACACGCAGTTCGCTTTCACCCAATTGACAAAAGCCGTTACCACTGGAACCTACACCCTGACCGCCGCAGAGGCGTCAAACGTGGTGCAGAAGTACACGGGGACTCTGACAGGCAACGTGACCATCATCGTGCCTCCAACGGTGCAGGTGTACTACGTTCAGAACGCCACCGTGGGTGGCGCGTCGAACTACACCATCACGTTGTCCACAGGCTTGGGTGGCTCTACCGCGACCATTGGCTCCAACCAGCAGTCCACGCTGATTTGCGACTCCGTCAACTTGGTGAACGCCAACACGGTGCTGGCAGGTTCTACCGCCATCTCGCTGATTGACGGCACTGTGTCTTCGCCTGCTTTGAACTTTGCCAGCGAGACATCGACTGGTGTTTACCGTGCCTCATCGGGTGAGTTCAACATCTCCATTTTGGGTGTGTTGCGCTCTACGCTTTCGGCTTCTGGTTTGGCGATTGTTGGAACAGGTAACTTCACGGGTGGAATTTCTGGCGGAGCGTTCTAATGGTCAAGAAGGTTTTTACTATCGACACGTTGCCGGGCGTTCAACGCGATGGCACGATTTTCGATATGAACTTCTACACAGACGCACTTTGGGTGCGTTTTCAACGTGGGCGTCCTCGCAAGATTGGTGGCTACCGCGCCATCACCAGTGACGCCAAAGGCTACTCCCGTGGTCTGTACGTCAACTCTGTAGACGGCAACAACCAAGTCTTCAACGGATTCAACAATGGCCTTGAGGTTGTCAACATTGACAACAACGGCATTGGCTCTGGCATTCAGGAAATTAACTTCGGTTCAGAAGTCCTTACGCTTGGGACAGTTACTGCTGGCTCTGGGTACACCAACGGAACCTACACCGCTGTCCCTCTGACTGGCGGCTCTGGCTCTGGTGCAATTGCCACCATCGTGGTTGCAGGCAACATCGTCACCACCGTGACCTTGACCAACGGCGGCAACTACTACAACACAGGCGACGTCCTGAGCGCGGCGACCGCATCAATTGGCGGAACTGGCTCTGGGTTTTCTGTTCCTGTGGCAACCGTCAATGGCTCATTCATCCCAAGCGACTTGAACCTTTGGCAGTTTGACTCCATGTTTGATTCGCAGGGTACTGGCAACCAATTGCTGATTGCTCACGCTGGTCAAAACCTTGCGCAGATTGACGCCATTGTGAACACGATTGTGTTTGCTGGCGACATCGGCGGAACCAACATGGCTCCTCTGGCTGACACCGCAGGCTCATCTCCTACAGGTGACCTCATTGAAGTCTCTGGTGGCGTGGTGGTGCTTCACCCTTACGTCTTCGTCTATGGTGACAACGGCCTCATCAAGAACTGCGTAGCAGGCAACCCCTACAACTGGAACGGCGCAGACGCCAACGAGACCAACGTGTCTTCGACCAAGATTGTCAAGGGTCTGCCAGTGCGTGGTGGCTCAAACGCTCCATCAGGTTTGTTCTGGTCGCTGGACTCGCTGATTCGCGTCAGCTACACACCTACCACCGTGACGGTTGCAGGCTCACCCCAGACGTTCTACTGGCGCTATGACATCATCACAAGCCAGTCGTCCATCATGTCGAGCCAGTGCGTCATCGAGTACGACGGCATCTACTACTGGATTGGCGTTGACCGTTTCCTGCTCTACAACGGTGTGGTCAAGGAAATCAAGAACACGTTCAACCAGAACTACTTCTTTGACAACCTGAACTACGCCCAGCGTCAGAAGGTCTATGCCAACAAGGTTCCTCGCTTTGGCGAAATCTGGTGGTTCTTCCCGTCTGGCGACAGCGAAGAGTGCAACGACTGCATCATCTACAACATTCGCGAAGACTGCTGGTATGACGCTGGTGGCGCTTTGGGCGCGTACCGTACTGCTGGCTTCTTCTCTCAGGTGTTTAAGTACCCCATCAACGCTGGCGCAGAGAAGAGCGTGCTGACAGAGGTGTTCTCTACAACCGCTACTACGGTGAACGGTAGCCCCAACATTGAAATCCCCATCACCAACTTGGTGTTGTTGGGCCAACAAGTAATTGGCGCGGGCATCACAGACATTTCGATTGTGATTGCGATTGCACCAAGCGCAACGCCCAACTACTACACCATCACGCTGGACAACCCTGCTACAGCGTCTGCGACCGTCCCTGTGACGTTCAACAACACGGCAGGCAGGGTTACCCTATGGCAACACGAGATTGGCACTGACGAGGTCATCTTTGAGTCCTCCAACGCCATCGACAGTTTCTTTCAAACCAGCGACTTGGGTTTTGTTGCTGGTGGCCCAGCGCAGACCGCGCCCGTGGGCGAGAACTTCTGGGTCAACTTGGAGCGTGTCGAACCTGACTTCATCCAAGAGGGCGAGATGACATTGCAGGTCACTGGTCGTCCTTACGCCCAGTCTTCAGACGTGCCTTCGCAAGAGTACACGTTTGACCCTGACACAGGCAAGATTGATATGCGCCAGCAAAGGCGTGAGATTCGTTTGCGTTTTAGAAGTAACGTGAGCGGTGGTAATTACCAAATGGGCAAGGTGCTGTTGAGCGTAACGCTTGGCGACGTCAGGCCATTCGGAAACTAATATGGCAATTGCTGTCGTATACGACCCTCGGTATCACACATGGGACTCTTGGACGAGTTTAATGTGCGAGGCGTATGCGGCGCAACAGCTATCGTCAAACACTCCCGAAGAGGAGTGGAAGCAATGGGCGTCAGGTTTAAAGGCTATCGACGTTTTCACGAACGAAGGTATCCCCGGCCCCTATATCTATGAGAACTGGCAGGACTGGGCATCAGCACTGGTCGGAGCAGTCAATCAACCTACTGAGGAAACGGCAACATGACCTTCATTGAAATCTTTAACTATGTGGCAAAGGTGGCAAGGCCCGCCCACGCCAAAGTCGCCATCGCAGAGTCGATGGACGATGTCTTCGCAGACATTGGTTTGGACAGCCTTGACGGACTGGTCATGCTGATGTACTTCGACGAACTCTACGGTATCGCTGACGAGGTGAGCAAAGAGTGGTCACCCAAGTCGGTGCAGGAACTCCATGACCTCGTGATGGGAAGCAAGACCAAAGAGCCAGCGTCGATGGAAGAAGTCGTCGAGGTGTGCAAATGATTTACCTCACGCACTACCGCACTGCATCAACCCAAGACGTCGAACTCTTTGACGACATCATCTACCCCCAAAAGGTGAACTGGTTCCCAGACACCTACAACCGAACAAAATCAGGTCTGGTCTACGTCCCCCACAAGCTGGCGGAAAAAGTCCTTGACCCTGAGTTGCTTACCTTCCTGCGGGAAAATCCTGTGGGCAAGACAGCATTCATTCTTGCTGGTGGCAACGCACACTTTGCTGGCATCGGGCAGAGGGAGTACAACTCCCGCCTGACCTATACCTACAAGTTCCTGCCATTCACGTTGACGCAGGTCTATGCGGGTCGTATCGCTCAGTCTTTTGGTGAGATGGACATGGTCACCACCGATGCCAGCGCCTGCGCTTCAAGCCTCAAGGTGATGATGGATGTGGTCAACCTCATTGACTTCTACGATTACGACCGTGTAATCGTTCTGACTGTCGAGGATGGCGTCTCCAACGCTGTGCTGGAGTTCTTTGGTGACTCCAAGGCTGTGCTGACCGAAAAGCAAGAGCAGGAGGGCATAAAGCCATCCGCTTTCGACTCGACGAACTTTGGGTTTCGGATTGGTCAGGGCGCGGCCTTGGCTGTATTTGAGTCCCGTGACGCTGTAGCCAGACAACAAATCAAGCCTCACGCCCGTCTGGTGGGGGCTTACAGCGCCTCAGAGCGCTCAACAAATGCAATTGGGCAGTGCGAGGACGGTGAGGGCTTCATCAAGGCTATGGAAGGTGCTATGCACTATAGCAATATATCCCCTGATGAGATTAAAATAGTCAAAACCCACGGCACTGGAACGGCGTCCAACAACAAGGCTGAAAAGAACGCCTTGAACCAAACGCTAAAAGCATTCGTTGCAACCTCGTATAAACAAAAAATTGGTCATACGATGGGTAGCAGTGGACTGCTTGAGACACTTTTACTGTTAAACGATATTAGGTCTGGAGTTGTTCCAGCGATTGAGAACCGAACCGAAACCGATTCGGTATTCCTTTCGGAATCGACAACACCACCTGATGGTCTGATAATGAGTCTGGCGGCTGGGATGGGCAACATCTATTCCGCCGCAATTTTTAAGGGGATGTGATGCTGGTCGATAGCAAAAAGAAACAACTGGGTCAAGAAGCAATCTTGATGATTGCGGCTCAAGAAACCAAGTCGCCACACCCTGCCTCCACTGTCTACGCGGCAATGGTCAAAGAGATGAATATGCCCGGCACATCTATCGTGCGCGAGGGCAACACCCTTTTCGTTATCCACAACGCCGAGGGGCGTGTTGGTGTGTTCCGCGCCTTAAACGCAGACACCGCCCGCAACTACCTAGAGAGTTCATACGCCTTCATCCAAGGTGCATACAAGATGGGTTTTGACACGCTTGTAAGCGAGTTTGAAGACCCAACAATTATGAACATTTTCAAAGCAATCTCACGCAACCCCCCGCAAGAGGGCATGGGCTACAAAGCCGAGAGAACCAAAACAGGTTTCCGCGTGACGGTCAAGTTAGGGCCAAAGCGGGCTGAAAGGGAATAAGCATGAGCGCAGTTGTCAGTATCGTTGAAGACGCCTTTGAAGCTGTTGGCGACGTATTTGAAGCCGTTGGTGACGTCGTCGAAGACGTTGTTGACGTTGTCGGTGACGTTGTCGAAAAAGTTGGTGACGTTGTTCAAGCGGTAATTGACGACCCGCTCCCTGTCCTGCTCTCTGTTGCTGGCAGTTTTGTCGGCATACCTCCTGCCGTCACGATGGGCGCAATCACTGCCGCACGCGGCGGTGACCTTGAGGACATTGCCCTGTCAATGGGTACGGCGTACTTTGCTCCCCAAGTTGGCAGTGCAATTTCCTCTACTGTGTCGTCTACTTTCATTGAGGCTGGTTTCAACGAAACATTCTCTCAAGTTGCAAGTTCTTCAATCAGTAAGGGCTTGGTCAACGGAACAATTGCAGAAATTAAAGGCGGCGATTTTGAAGACGGTTTTGCTGGTGGATTTACTGGCGGCATGGTCTCAGGCGGTGTCAGCGAAGTTGCAAGCTACGTCAAGCCTGACGTCATTGAGTTGGCTATGGAAAGCGGCTTGGACTTGCAAGACGCAACCGCAGTCTTCAACGCAGGCACAAGAGCATTCTCATCTGGCATCACTGCTGAAGTGACTGGTCGAGGCGACTTTGAAACTGCATTCGCAAACAGCGC